CAAGGTCCTCGATCACCTCATCAGGAAGGACAATGTATTGATCACCGTTTTCGTCCTCCTGGACCTCGAGGATGTAACTCATTTGCTTGCAAGCATCTTATCGATTAGCTTATCAAGCTTATTATTGATTTCGCGAAAGTTGTCATGCATATCTTGAATTTCTCTTAAGAAGTCAACTTTCAACACATAATCCATAGGCATACGCTTAATGTCTTCTTCTAGCACGTCAATTCTTCTCTTTTGTGATCCGATGTAATTAAAGGCCTGTTGAACCTGATTACTATGTCTGCTCAGTATTTTAGAGGCGGCCCATCCGCCACCTGAAACAGCCGATACAATAGCCGTCAAGCCAATAGCTAAATATTCAGGTCCCACTACAGAAAAATGCTTTTTTCTAATTCTAGAGTTTAGTAATCAAGCTGGAGCTGTCCACGTCGCATTAATCCTGTTAACAAAAACACAAGAGCGTCAACGCAGTCATCATGACTACTGACGCCAAAGTTAGTAAGCTCTTCAAACATTGCCGTAAAATTGCGAAAACGATTGAAAATAATTTTGCGATCTTCGAACATGCCCATGCAACCACGGAAACGCGCCAACTTATCTGCCCTAAAACCTTTGACGGGGTGCCAATTCAAATTGTAAAGACTTTCATTATTTAGGCAAACGCGCCTAAAGTCTGCTTCCAGCGATGCCTGGTAAGCAACTGCCTCACTCCAGATGTCACACGTTGCATAAGTCGGGTAGTAATTACCGTTTTCATCTTTACCAAGAATTGACCAATCATTAAGTAATTCTTTAAGGGCATCCAGTTTCTCAAGGTTGCCCATAACGCGTAAACGTCGATAATCAATGATGTGGATTTGATCTCCAATGCGGCCACCCAAGACCATCACTGTGTAATCATTCTTCTCTTTAGTACCAACAGAGAGATCCACTCCGATACCAAGTGAGTCAAACTCCGTTGCAATCTCTGCTTTAACAATCAGTTCTGGCGCCAGGGACAATTCATTTTGCCTGACAACCTGATTCATGTACTGGAAAGAAAAAGCAATTGGCGCCTGCCTTTTCTTTTCTTTTAAGTATTCAAGAGACCACATGTCTGGCCAGTATGAAACCTCATCTCCCGTCTTGGGATTATTAAGGATCGCAGACAGCACAATCTGTAACCAATTGTTCTGTGTATTGAATGTTGTCGCGTGAATGTCGTCGTGTCGGAAGCGAGTACCTAAGCAGATCGCACGTCCTCCTTCAAACATGGTTGGTGCAATCACCGCGTTCCAATTGTCCTGCATCTGTTTTCTGATGTCAGGGTTAGAAATATCCGCAGCGGATTTAATAGCGTCATCAATGATAACGAGATGTGAACGCTTAGAGGTCACCGAGCCCTTAAGACCTGCGGCACAAAGTGTGAACTGCTCTTCACCAGTGGTATCGATGCCTGCAAACTTATGATCAATAGACCAGTATTCATTACTGGTGACGTTTTTCAGAAGACGTACAGTAGGAAAAACTTCTTGATAACGCTTGCTTTCAATGATTCGTTTAATGGTTGCTGACTTAGAGCGTGCAATGTCAACCGTGTACGAAAGATAAAGTATCTGCAGCGGCATCTTAGCTGCTGTATGTATACCAATAGCCCAAGCAGTAAAAAGACCAAGGACTGTAGATTTAGCGGAACCCCGTGGAGCCAAAAGATCAACGTTTGGTCCAGCAATCTTCTTAAGGCAGTTGCTATCTTCGTTGGTGACAAAGTGACGGTGCCATTCCTTGTGGTGCTCAGCCGGAGGCTTATCGGCTACATAGTCACAGAAAAAACCAAAATCCTCCCTTGCTCTTTCCAGGGATTCAAGATTTCGGGGGACACGTATTTGTTGCCTGCGGGCAGCAGCTTGGGCGTTACGACGGTAAGCAAGATGTTGATATGCAGGCACGATAGGTATTGTTCAGTGTATTACTGAATACTACCTCATTCTTCGCCTTTGCTGCTCTTCTTCTGTTCCTTGTACTTTCGTGCCTTGTCTAGGGCTGCTTTCCTCTTCTCCTTGTCCGACATTTCGCTGCCGTCCTCCTTCTTCGCTTCTTTCTTTTTGAAGTGCTCCAGGAGCTGGGGCGGCATTTTGTTCTTGGTCATTTGGCGATACTTGATTTAACAAATCCTCAAACTTTTGAGGATCAGCTTGCGACTCACCTCCGACGGGTGCCCCTTGCAATTGACGTGAGCCACTAAGACGATTCTTTTGCAGTTGCTGCACAAGATTCATCAAGCCGCCTGCAAGATTGGCGTCGGGAGCAGATTGAGCCTGTGGTGCTGGGTTCATTTGTTTATTTTAAGTTAACTATCTTCGTATTGCATTTTGGCCCAGACACTCATCGAAGCCTCTTCTAAGGGATACTCAATGGGATCATCTTTGAATATTGTCAACAATTCACGAATAGCACGATCAGCACCAGCCATTAATAGACCTTTGCGGTCACGGCTTGATGTAAACTGCTCGATCTGAGCAATTGTGCCACGTAGTTCCTTCTGCATACCAGCGATACGGGCAACGCCTGCATCACGTTTAACAATGCCCTCGTCTACGTCAGCACGTAGTTTGCGGATGTCTTCTTGCATCTCCTCAATTTCATAGAGGAGTTTTTTTCGGTGATCAGGCTTGGGGTAATTATCCTTAACCCAATGCTCGCAAGAAGTTATACTGCCGCCATAACCAAGAAACCTAGCGTATAGATACGACTCAATAATTGAGTAAGTATCTTCAGCAAAGGAATTAAAGGCCTCTTGTTCTGCAGATGTGAGATTATCGACCCATTGGTCAAATAACTCAATATCGATAAGCTCGTTGCGCTTGACCGTAGTCTCTCGCTTCGTCTTCTTGTTTGAAGCGCTGGGATTGCTCTGCGGAAGTTCGCTGTTCTTCTGCACCTTTGCCGATAGTTTCACGTTCTTGGCCGCCAGTGTCTTCTAGTTTTTTCTTCGAGAAACCATAAGCCACCTCTGCAGCTTGCTTATATTTATCTAGATCAAACCAGTCGTCAACATCGGTTTGACCTGTAGGCACGCTACCGGGCATTGCTTATACCTCGAAGAAATAAATCAGAAGTTAGACATCATGCTGGCAAGACCCTGAGCAAAGATATCACGACGGCCTTCGACAGACTTCTGGCGTTGTTGACGACCTTTGGAACCTTCCAGTTTCTCCAGTAACCGTTGAAAGTTATCAAGGTCAAAATTAGTTGCAGAATCAGTACCTGTATCCGTAAGCGCGTTGTCGGCCATAACGATAAAACAATCTACTGCTTTATTTTAACAACAATTATCCAAAAACAGAACTAATTAAACCGTACATACTCCCTGCCAATCCCATGCTGGCGATATCGCGATCGGCTTTGGTACGCTCTTGCATTGACTTCAGGCTATATCCGCCTGTTGTCTCTGCAACATCGCGTTGCGCCTGCGCTTCGATATTGGCAACATCTTTAAGACCTGCGTTGATAATGCCCTGTAAATCTTTTTTACCGCCAACTTCAATATTAGCTACATTCTGACGCCACTCTGATTCCTTATCTGCAGAATATTTAGTTCCTTCCAAGCCGCGATCATATCCATATATTTGTGCATCTGCATAAGCTTTTGCCACTTCTTTGTCAGCGTCTCCACGGATACCAGCGGCGCTTACCTGTGCGTTAGCGGCTGCTTGTGCAGCTTGAAGTGAATAATCACCTTGGATGTGGGCAAGATTCTCCTGCCCGGTTTGCATTGTCTGGAATAATGCACTGTAGTCAGCTAAACTAAAATTGTTGGAAGCAGCCGGAAAATCGTCAACTTCTTTTTTTGTCGTTGTTGTACTTGTTGGACTGATTCCATACATACTCCCGACACGAGAATCGGGCTTTAAATTAACAAAACCTTGGAGCGCTTCTGCGCTTGCGCCCCAGGTTTTTTGACCTTTTTTCTTCTTTGGCATTTTTATGCTCCGTATTGATAAGTAATTGCCTGAGGCAGTGCTGTTGGCGTATATTTTTCAATAGAAGGGTAACGATTGGTTAATCGACCAGATGGATCACGCTCTGGTGTACCAAACATGTAAGACAACATTTCTTGCTGTGGTGTCATGACTTTACCAGAAGCAATTAAATCTTGCTTAAGCATGTCACCAAAAGCTTGAGGGCTTCTGATTCCTAATCCTTTAGCTTTCCTCTCAAAGTCACCATATTCTTCTCCCGTGTACCCCAAGCCTTGTTGACCATACACAGATTGCGCAATATCTTGGAAACCTTTTCCAGTAAAGTCTATATCTTTGCCATAACTTTTTGCTAAACGTTTTTCAATAAATTTAGGGTTTGAAAAACGATCGCGATAAGACTCAAGGAAAGCTTCTGCAGCTCCTCGGTTTTGTCTTGTTTTTAAATTTTTATATTGCTCTCTAAGTGCCTCTTTGCGTGCAGGGGTAGCCTTGACTTGCTTGCGTCCATATCCGAGCAACTCTTCCTGTAAAGGAGTTGGTTCGTAGGCTGCGATACCTCCTGGGCCACCACCTCCTGATAAGCCGCCGCCAAGACCGCCGAGTAATCCTCCGGCGATCGTCCCAATCGGCCCAAAAGCGGAGCCTGCAGCAGCACCGCTGAGCCCTCCACCAAAAAGACCGCCGAAGTCAAACGCCATCTTGTAACGCCCTTGCCTTAATATTCTAATTTTAACTGACTATAACTTAAGCGACGAAAGCAGAATAACGTCCGGCAATGCCTGGATTCATCAATGCTTGACGTGTTTCGTATTGACGAGACAAAGGATCATTCATTTTGAAGTTGGGAGCCCAACGAAGAGCATCTTTTTGTTCAAAGATGTCTTTGTTTTGAGCAAACAAGTTAGTACCAAAGTCCAGATCACGCATCAAACCACCAGTTTGCTGCATTTGGTTAAAAGACTGAGCTGTGTTGCTCTGGCCCATCATGCCAAGACCAAGATTGGCGAGGCTTAAAAGACCGCCCATCTGTCCGGTGTTAAAGCCACCACCACCACCATAACCAGGTGCTGACCCGCCAAAACCACCTACGTTTAGACCAGCGCCTCCAAAAGGATTAGAAGCTAGTCCGCCGCCCATGCCGGTTTTATCGATTCCGTAGACAGGATTAGTAAAAGACATTTCTAAATGTTGATGTACTGCCGTTGTACGAAGGGGTTAGCCGTTGTGCGTTGAGCACCCTGCCTAACCATATCAACAATAGGACCAGAGAATCGATATTTCTCTGACATAGCTTCTTGCCATTTATTTGGCAAATTCATCAAACCCGCAAAGACATTTGATTCCATACCAAGGCGTTGCTTTTCGCGTGCAACATCTTTCAGGTAAGGGCCAAGGACTTCGAGTTGTTCTTTAAGGCGTTGCGGATCACTCTCGTAGCGCATCTTTTGGTCCAACATATAAGCAAAAGGGCCAATCTCCTTGCCGAACATATCGGTATAACTCTTCGCCTGCGCTGGATCCAAGGTGCTATAACGTCCCGCCAAGGGCTGTGCGTTCATCTGATCCGCTAGCCCCTGCATATTCAAAGTTCCGCCATAATTTGCATATGAAGGAATTTGTTTCTCTTTTAAGGATTGACCTAAGCCAAAGATGTTATTAGCCATGATTAAAAATTAATCTGAGGAGCCTGTAACGTCGAGCCAGCGTAAGGGTTGGAAGTTAGAGCTGTGCGGAGAGTTGCGCCTGTTTCCCGTTGGCCACCGGTTGCAAGTTGCCCTGCAGTAGCAAGAGTACCAAGCATTGCATAGTTTTGGCCTTGCGTGTTAATCAAAGCCTGCTGGCGGACGAGATCAGCATTCTTCATTTTAGTAATTAAAGGAAGATTGCGTTGGTTGTTTAAATACTCTTGATTTGACATATCACTCGCAAGATCACGCATGTAACCAAGATTGACGCCAAGACTGCGGTCTAGTGCGCTCAAATCTTGTTGGAGCATCTGCTCCCGGATTGCCATCTGAGTGCTTAGCTCACCCTCTCTGCCACGAGTTGGCTTGCCTGTAACGTCTTGACGTACGGCTTCCGCACCTTGTGCAGCAGCACCAGGGAGAACAGCTCCGAGACCCATAAGAGTAAGGCCTGCAACAGTGCCAGGTACTCCTTTGCCCAGGAGAGCGGTTCCTGCGGCTGTAAGGCCAGCGGGAGCAAGAGCAGCAACTGCGCCAAGTGGACGTCCTTCTTGCAATTCGCCCAGGGATTCGGTTACAGCGGGAACGGCGCCAGCAGCAAATACAGCGCCGCGACCGTATCCACCGTATTTACCAAGGAATTCTTGTGCAGCCTGTGATCCCCTGCCGGCCGCTACTTGTACCTTGCGTCGAGCGTTTCGTGCTTGACTTTCAAAAGAACGACCTCCTCCCGCCGAGACCTGTTCTTGAGAAGCTGAACCTACTTGCGTATATCCACCAGTCAGTGGATCCATTGTAAAAACGCGACCTTGTTCGTCAGTAAAAGTCGACATCTAGTTATTAAGCATCTTTAATTAAATAAATTCTATCATTGCATTTCCTGCAGATACTCAGACGTAGTTGGTAGCTTTGGTCGATTTGCCTGTGCAATTAGCTCATTTGCAAGCTTGCCGGCAATCGCACCAGAAGCGGCGCCGATCGCTCCACCAACAACACCGCGTGCGGTCAAACCTTTTGAATAACCAGGGGTTGTTTTGGTCTGGGTAACATCAGCTGCAATACCAGGTAAACCTTGTTGGACAACGGTTGACTTACCTTTTTTTGCAGTGCGTAAAGCAGTGGACACACCAGCAAGGCCGCCAATGGCAGTAGAAGCGGAGGCAACATTAACGGGGTAGCCAAGCATGCGTAGTTCTGGCACACCCTCCAGGTTTTCAGGTGTGTATTTAGCTAGCCCAAGCAGGCCTTTGTCCTGGTAGTAATTGCGCATAAAGTTTGAGTAGCGCTCTGGTGTTAAATCAGGAATATCCTGTTTAGCTGTTTCGTATTTTAAAGGCCTTCCTTGACGACTTAAAAAGAAACGCTCAAACAGCTCCATAGTTGGCTGTGTTGTCTCTCTTCGGTCCTCTGCGCCTTCTTCTGCGTAAGATTGTGCATAACCCTTTGGTCTGAACATCTCGCCAACATTGGTGATGTCGTAAGTGCCAGCCAGGGCAGTGGCGGGTATCGCTACAGTTGCTCCAATAAGACCCGTTTTTGTTTTACCTAGTTCTTTATAAGCTTCTTGTCCAATAGCTGTTTCTACGGTACGATCAACAATTTTATCCAATGCAGCAAGTGGATGGTTATAGCGCCAATAAATACCCCTTGTACCGTCATTTGCAATATCTGTTGCAAGACGTGCTCCAAAAGCACCAACAGCTTGTACGGGCGTCTCACGAAGAGATACTCCTTGTTTCTTGAGTTCTTCGTGATATTTGCCCCGTAAATTTAAAACACTTGGATAAAATTCTTCGGCAGCACGTGTGGCCTCAGCACTTTTGCGTGCACCTTCTTTAAGGCCTTGTCCCAGATTGTTTAATAAGTTTTGGAACCCTCTTGCACTAGACACCGACAATACCTCCCATTACGGCTGCGGTTCCTGCAAGATTAAACTGCTGCGGTTGCAAGGCTTCCTGAAGCTGATCCCTCATGAACGTTGACTCCAGCCCTTGTGCCTGGAACATAGTACCTGGTACGTAAGCATTGCGTCCAGCCAAGTAACCAGCAAGTTCCGTATTCAAAAGATCACGTTGAATATTTTGTTGCATCACTTGTTGAGACTGCGATACATCTGTAGGCATTAAATTCTGTGCGCCTCCACCTAATACACGATCAAGTAGCAAACCACTAGTAACAGAAGCTCCTATGTTTAGCGGAAGTTCAAGTCCGCTTTGACCAGGTTGAATTCTTGTTTCACCCGTCTTCATGTTGGTGATTTTATTAGCTGGTTTTGGCCTTAATTTACGTACGCCTAATGTCACGGGATAAGAAACCCCAAGGTCAGCCAGACCATATGCAAGTGCTTCGTGCGCGGGTAAGCCACCCATCATCCCAAGGCCAGTTGTTAATGCACCACTGGTAAGTGCATTTCTGGCTACGTCTGGATTACGCGAAGCAAAGTTTAATATTTTTTGGAATAACCCAGCCTTCCCCGCCATGGTATCTTTTTCTTTTTATTATAAGCTCCTAGGCTTTTTGGATTTCGTCCTCTTCTGTGGCTTGGTCGTCTTCTCCTTTAAGAAGCTGCGCAACGGATTTGTTCCCTTCGATCTCATTCTCTGCTTTTTTTTCTGCAGTAGCCATAAGGTAACCTTTAGGGTCTGGATTAACAGCGCTTGGCATCGGGTTGGTTACACGATCACCAGGTTCCAAGGTTGGGCTTAGTGCATACATGTCTTTCCAAATGGGATTGAAACCCGGTTGATCTTCTGGACGTTGTTTTGTTAATGCACGGCCATTGTTAAAGTCATAATCTTCCCGGCGATTAAAACGACCAATGCCGGCGAATATCTCCAGAGCTTGAGCGTCTTCGCCAACATACTGAAGACCTGGGTTGAATTTTAACTTACGTGTCTGAATGCGACGTAATAAATCTTTGTCATCGAATCGACTGACCGTGAAAGGCGCGACACCACTGTCTGCCTTAACTGAAAAAAGATCATCAAAGTTTAATTGACGTTTTTTGGCAAATACATCTTTGGTGTAATCAATGTATCTACCAAGATCTAAACGGTCGTCTTTTGCCATTACTTTTCAGTCTTTTTGCTGTCTTTATTTTTCTTTAACCCTACCAGGGTTTTGCGCAACCGTGCTTGCTTCACGGTTTTCTCGTCATATTTATCAGGATTAGCAAGGACATTTGCCTGAAGCTGAGCAGAGGTAATACCTTTGCGCTTGGCTTTGGCAGTGAAGGCGCCTTCCTTCATGTCCATGCCTTGTATCCACTTCTTGTCTTTCTTCTTTTTTTCAGCCATGATTAACGACGACGACGTTTACCTGAGCGACGACCGGCTTGCGCCCTTAATCGCTCCATCATATTGGCGAGCCTGGGATCGTCAGATGTAAATCTTTCAGTTGTACCCGGTGGCTCTACTTTAGCACGCTGGGCTTGTCTAGCTGTAAGCTCCATATCAATATCAGCAGGTGCTTGTGCTCCACGGACGGCTGTTTCAATGTCAGATCCAATTGTTTCTCCAAAATCATATTCAGCAATGGTCTGTGCAATTTCTTCGGCAGGGGACGGACGATCCATTGCCGACAATGCTTGCCGTCCTTGAGACATAAGACGACCGGTGACCGCTTGTGCTCCTGCTCCACGGGATGCTTGAGACGCTTGTTTGATTACAGCATTTACGTCTGCACCTTCTTGTGCAGCAATGTCAGCTGCCATTTGCAAGAAATCTTGTCGCTTCATTGGGCGACCGGAACGCGAACGATAATCAACCAAAGCAGCTGCAAGACGCTTGCCACCTAAAACATCGCTGGGAACTTCAACATTACGGCTTTGGTTTGTAGAAACTAGTTGTGTAACATTTTTGAGCTCTCCTGTATTTGGATCACGCATTTGTGTTTGCGTGACTTGTTGAACGGGAAGCGCAAAAGTTTGTTGACGGCTGGGAATGTTTCTTTGTAAGCGTTCGGAAGACCTTGCACCAAGACCATAGCGCTCTGCTAAGCCTTCATCTTCTGCCCCAGGCATGCGCACCCTTGATTTCTCTGAAGTTTGAGTCAAGGTGTTTGCAATTGTAAGGGCCTCACGTAAAACAGGATTTTTAGATGGTCCTCCAAGAAATTCAAAACCAGGTTGCTTGGCAAGAAGTAAAGCGTCGTCAATTGCTTTTACTCTTTGACCAGTTAAATCTTCAAGAGCATTGTTAACACCTTGAAGGAATAAATAATTGTTTTTAGAGCCTTGCGTTTCTCCTGTAGCTAAAGGAAGGCTTGCGTCATTTAAGCCAAGAGCTTTAGGTTTGCGTTCACCTGTTTTTGTATCAAGATACATTCTGTCTTCAGGTACTTGATATTTTGCTTGCCTGTAGTAAGCAGCACCAAGACTACCATCTTCATTAACAACTCGTTGCTCTTCGATCAGAGAAGGTCCTCTCATTGGCAACCCAGTGTTCCCGTCCCGAAGCACAGCTCCATCTGGACCACGGAGAAACGGATTTAGCAATTGATTTCTAATGGCTTGCGCAAGCGTTACATCGGTTGTAATAGTATCCCCTTTAGGACTACGACGAGTCACTTGATCAATAACAAGATTTGGATTTAATTGAGTAGATACAACCTTGTTGCCGGGCCTAGAAAGCTGTACGTTTAAGTTTTCGCCACGCGACAAAGCATCTACGCGCATCTCAGCGGGTTTAATAAGTTTGGCATTTAAATTATTTGCTAAACGGTTGTACGTACCCAAAGCGTCATATTCAGAAGTAAAATCTTGACCTGTAAGGGGATTTGTATATAAGGTTCCGTAACGTTGATCAACTAGATTTTCGATTCCAGGTGTAGCCTTGAGAATTAAAGAATTAACTTTTAAATACGGTTTACCGTTTGAAGCAATTGAAATTGCTCCAGATTCGACAGCGTCTATTGCATTTTTAAACAAGGGAAGTTCCTGGACGGAGAGATCTACATCAGTGCTACGAGCACGTTGAAGCATAGCTTCAATTTCAGGAGTGGTTTCATTCCACTTCAAACCAAGTTCTTTACGTTTCTGGCGAATTTCTTGCCATGCTTCCGGAGAAATTTGCCTTGTACCTGTGGAGCCAAACTCCTTGAGTCCGCCAACAGCGTAATCAGCTCCTTGTCCTTTATAGCGATAATCGTCGTCATCTTCTACCAAAAGGCGGCCCCCTGGTGAAGCAACAAAACTTTGAAGTTTTTCTCGAGGAACAAAGCCCACTGCTTGTCCAATTTCTACCCCAATGCCAGAACCGCCTTCGCCTTCAGAAGATTGCGTTGCTCCAATATCTGACTTGCGTATTAAAGAACCAGTATCCTCGTCAAAGTATAAGGGCTCTAAATCACTACGTGTATAACGAGTAGAAGCACGTGGGCCAGATACGTTAATTTTTTGCTCTCCTTTTTTATTGGTAATTGTAACTACTTCGGTTTTGCGTGATTGTGTCCCTGTATAACCAAAACCTTTGGTGCTTGGATTTTGGATTTCACCACCAGAAAGCAAATAATCTTTAATTGTGTTTGCATCATCTTCCGCAAGCAAATTCTGCATCACGTGTTGAGTTGCACGTTGCAGAACGCCTGGATTTGAAATCTCAAGACCGCTAAGGTCACCTGAATTTAAGGCTGCGGTACTGGAAGACGCTTTAATAGAACCACGGATTTCATTACGCAAGGCATCCGGAAAGACATTTGGATCGCCAAGGTTTTTAGCAATAACTTCAGGTTTTAACGTTAAAACTCCTCCTTCGCTAACATTGAATAAAGCTTCTTTATATCCTTGAGAGATTGGCGCGGGACCAACGCGTTGGCGACGATCCCTAACGTCACGTAGAGCTTGTTGCGCCAGGGTACCTGCTTTTTCTCCAGGGGACATCTCCTGTTCAAAACCCTCGGGAAGAGGGGCATCTGCTGCGTCAATACCAAGTGATTGACGAGCTTGATTTAAAGCCTGTTGACGAAGAGCCTTGCGTTTATTTAATTGAGCTACAACTGATTCATTTGCATTTACTTTAATGCCAGCAAGGAGCGGATCCGTGGGAGTATCTTCAGCAGAAACAAAACCACCGCTGCGAACGTTGTCAATATCGCGTTGTGAAACTACATCAATATTTTGGATAGTTTGATCTAAACCCGTGTCAACGGCTTCAGACGCCTGTCGTGATACGTCTGTAAGCTGATAGCGCTGGAAAGAAGTTAAATCATCAGGCTGCTTCCCGATTTGCGACATTAAAAACTCATTAACGTCAGGACGAGCTGAAGATAGTTGTTTTGTTCCTGTTGCTGGCGCGGTTTGTGTAGTAGTTGGTTGTCTAGAAGGAGGTGGTGTTAAATCGTCTACAGAAGCTTGGCTTGCGGTTTTTACGTCTTGGCCAGTTACGTCAATGCCGCTAAGATCCACAAACTTACTGCCGCCTTTTCCCTCTTGTTTAGGAAGATCACGTCCTTTAAGCAAAGAACGGATGCCGTAAGCACCGGCACCAGCTCCAGCGGCGGCTAAACCTAAGCCAACACCGACGGAAAGGGGGTCGACACCCTCTGATTCCGGTCCTTTGAGCTGATTACGGCGAAATTCCAGGACTTCAGGCGCCAATGCTGCCCGTTCCTCCGGATCTTCTGGTACCGGAACCCCGGTTGCACGGCTGTAAGCGTAGAAATCAGTAGGTGCCAGGGCCATTTGGGATTTATGCGTTATAAATTTCTTGTTATCTGTATTTTAACGGGAAGAATACAGGAAAAAGCTGCGTGATATAGAATGTACCTAAGAAATATCACAGGTTACCAGGGCAATAGACGCCATGAACCCAAAAGATCGTCTAAGAAAAGCCGCTGCACTGAACGAAATTGCAGATACGGTAGAACAAATGGAAGGATCAGGAGCAAATAAAGTACAGGTCGGTGCATTTGTAACCGGAGCACGTAAAAAGTTAGCAGAAGAACTTCCCGATCCCGAAAAATACGCCGACGCTGCTGCATCTGCGGCTAAATGGGCTAGAACAAATATTAATTTCTGACCTGTTATAAACAAATCATCTTAACGCCGGGGCACATACCCCGGCTTTTTTGTGTAAAAACTAGGGCAAACTCCTCTGTATACCTACACTTTTTAGGTTTTAGTACATTGTGATACAAAAGAAGGCCCTATAGGGGTCCAAAAAGGAGAAAAAATTATCTGAGGCTTCTCCAATACCCTATGCGTAGTGACTTGCGTATAGAAAAAAAGAAAGGCGTGATGGGTTAGGTAAGTATCGGGGGCTGCGCATCCGTGTAACGCAGGTTTCCACAGTTTCCACAGGAGTTTAGTTCAATGGCAACAGTTATTAGCACAATCAGCAACAGCGAGATGATCGAACGTCTCGTCAATGCAGCAGGAATGTTACGTTACGGCAGGAATGTCGTGATGAAGCCAGGAGTTCTCTGCGCCAGCGGCTGGACGCCGAAGCAAGTGATTAAGTTTCTGCTGAAAGAGATGAATGAGCAGGAAGCATATGTAGATGAAGGCTTCGGTGACGAAGTCATTATCAAGGTATGGATGGAGCAGCGTCCGAAGGATGGCTGCTTTGTTCTTAAAGCTAGCCTGCGTTGACGGTTATCTTTTCCCCTGGTGAGAGCCAGGGGTTCACATAGCCCTCATTTACACCTATCTTTGATACCAATCCGTATCGCGCATGCGGATTTTTGGACATCTCCGCCCCTACTTCGCCAAGAATCGTTCTCGCGCAAGGGATCTCGAGGAGTGCTCGTCGAGCTGGACGTTAAACGTAGCAGACAACTCGGCGGTCGGTCACGACCTTGGCATCCACACTTCAGTGGTGTAAGCCCAAGCTCACCCTACGGAGTAACACCGTGACCAGCACCACCATCGCCACCGTTCGTCAGATCGATTGCGTTGACATCACTGAGATGTCACGTGA